TGCTATAGTAGGGGCATGAGTATTCAGGCGGGCGACACCGTAACCATCAAGCGAGGCAAGCGGTCCGGCGACGAGGGCGAGGTCAAGCTGACCAACGCCGACACCGTGGTCCTGGAGATGAAGGACGGCGAACTCATCACCCAGAAGCGGACCAACATCAAGGCGCCGGACGAGGCCACCATCACCCAGGGCGAACTCGCCCAGGTCGTGGCCAGCCACAACACGATCCAGGACCTGGTCCACGCGCTCGACTCCCGGTATCCCGGGTTCGCCAACCGCGTCGGCCGGATCGACTGGGGCCAGGACGCCCGCCAGTCCGGCGAGGACCTGCCCGCCTGATCCTGATCAACCTCACCCCCGGCACCGTACGATGGTGCCGGGGGTGATTCGTGTCTGACCTACTGGAGACCACGGCAAGCGGCCTCGTCCTGCCCAGGATCTGCCACTACCCGCCCGCGCCCTACTCCAGCGGCCCGGAGTTTATCGAGCTGGCCGCCAGCGCCGGGCTGATCCTGGACCCGTGGCAGGGCCGTGACATGACGATTGGTCTGGGCGAGCGCGAGGACGGCAAATGGGCCAGCTTCCAGGTCACTGAGATCGTGCCCCGCCAGAACGGCAAAGACGGCATTGCCGAGGCCCTAGGTCTCGGCTGGCTCTTCCTCACCGGTGAGCGCCTGATCGGCCACTCGGCACACGAATACAAGACGGCCATGGAGGCTTTCCGCCGCCTGGTGGCCCTGATCACCAATACCGACGACCTCAGGCGCCAGGTGAAGCGCATCGCCCAGGCCAACGGTGAAGAGGCGATCGAGCTACTGAACGGCAACCGGATGCGCTTCCTGGCGCGGTCCAAGGGAGCCGGTCGCGGATTCTCTTTTGACAAGCTGCTCTGGAACGAGGCCTATGCACTGGTGGCCGCCCAGGTGGACGCGACCCTTCCGGCACTGTCTGCCCGGCCCAACCCGCAACTCTGGCTGATGTCCTCGCCCCCGCTCGACCCCGGCACCGGTGAGGCCCTGTTCCGGGCGCGTAATGCCGCCCTGGCCGGGACGCCGGGCATGACCTACATCGATTACGGCGCCGACTTCACGCTGGACCAGATCGGCCCCTGCCGGTCTGGCCGGTGCACCCACCGGCCAACCGAGGACGGCTGCATCCTGGACGACCTGGCACTCCGTGCGTCCGCGAACCCGGCCTACCCGCACCGAATCAGCGACGAGGCGATCGACCGGGAGCGGGCCACCATGGACCCGGCCGGTTTCGCGCGGGAGCGCCTGGGCGCCTGGCCGCCGGACCTCTCTGCCGGATACACCGTGATCACCAAGGCCCAGTGGGAACGCCTGGAGATGGACCCCGTAGCGGCGGCCGAGATGGCTGGCCAGCCAGCCCTGGCCGTGGACGTGTCCCCGCGGGCGGCCGGACCGGTGCGATCCACGATCTCGGCCGCCTACCGGACGACCGGTGGCGTCCTTGTGGTCGAGGTGCTGCTGTCCGGCCCCGGCTCGGCCTGGGTTCCACAGGCCCTAGCCATCCTGGCCGGGAAGTGGAAGCCGTGTGCGGTGGTCGTGGACACAGGCGGCCCGGCCGGTTCTATCGCGGCTGATGTGGCCGCCAGCGGGGTGGAGTTCGTGTCGATGACCGGCCGGGACGTAGCCGCCGCGTTTGGCATGATCTATGATGCGGCCACCAGCGAAAACCCGGGGGAACGCATCGTGGCCCATGTCGGCCAGCCTGAACTGTCCCTGGCCCTACGTGGAGCCGGAACCCGCACCGTGGGCGACGGTGGCACGGCATGGGATCGGCGGACGGCGGCCACCGACATCACGTCCCTGGTTTCGGCAACTCATGCCCTCTGGGGCCTGCTTACCAAAGGCTCGGAGGAAGAGGCCATGCCGTGGGTGGTGTTCGCGTGAGCGCCCGTTCGGAACTCGCCCGGCTCGGCCGTGAGATAGTCCGCTGGAACCCGGACCCTCCGCGGCAGGAGATTGCGCGCGCCTACGGCCCGGACTGGCAGGGGTTCGTGGATTCCTGGTTCCTCTACCAGAACCAGATCTATCAGCCGAGCTACACGACCTCGATTCCCGGCCAGAAGGCCGAGCCGGTCATTGACTCGTTCCTCGGCTACGTTCAGGGCGCTTACAAGTCCAATGGCGTGGTGTTCGCCATCAGCTTGGCCCGCGCCATGCTCTTCACGGACATCACGTTCAAGTGGCGGCGGCGCGGCACGTCCGGCGGCGGCAACGACCTGTTCGTCTCGGCTGACACCACCCTGATCACTCAACCGCTGCTGATGCGCGCGGAGCAGGACACATCGGCCGCGGGCACGTTCTTCTGTGTCCGGCTGGACGGGAAGCTCAAGCGCTTACGGCCGGACTGGTGTGAGTTCATCCTGACCGCCCCACCGGACGTGGCCCTGGAGACCGACGTTATCGGCATCCGCTACACGGTCGGCGGCCCCCGGTCCGGCGGGATTACTGCTCTCTATCCGGTCAATCCGCCGCCCGGTGTTGACCCGGAGGGGTACGCCGCCTGGTGGTCCCCTATTCCTGACCCGGACGCCCAGTTTCGCGGCATGTCCTGGCTGACTCCGGTGATCCGGGAAAAGCAAGCGGACCAGGCCGCCACCGATCACAAGCTGAAGTTCTTCGAGAATGCGGCCACCCCGAACATGGTGGTGTCCGTTAAAGAGGGCGTCACTGTTGATCAGTTCAATAAGTTTGTGTCGGCTAGTAAGGCCGCCAGCCGGGGCGTGGAAAATGCCTACGAAACCATGTACGTCGGCGGCGGCGCCGATGTAACCGTGGTCGGCGCCGACATGAACCAGCTGGATTTCCGCAATACCCAGGGCGCCGGAGAGACCCGGATGTGCGCCGCGGGCCGCGTGCCGCCCATCATCGTCGGCCTGTCCGAGGGCCTGTCAGCTGCCACCTACTCCAACTATGCCCAGGCTCGTAGGGCGTTCGGGGACAGCTGGGCGCGGCCGATGTGGAAGTCGTTTGCCCTGGCCATCGAGCCCCTGATGGTCCTGCCGCCCGGCGGCGCGGCCGATCTTTGGTACGACATCTCGGACGTGGCCTTCCTGCGCGAGGACATCAAGGACATCGCCCAAGTCCTGTCCACCACGATGGCCACCATCAACGCCGCCGTGGCGTCCGGCTGGACGCCGGAGAGCGCGCAGGCCGCCGTCCTGGCCGAGGATCTGTCCCTTCTGGTCCACTCCGGCCTGATGTCCGTCCAGCTCCAGCCGCCCGGCGCCCAGCAGCAGGACACCGGCCCCGATCCCGCGGCCGAGTTCACGGCCAAGGTGACCGACGCCGTTCAGCTGATTGCCGGTGGCGCCGAGCCGGACAGCGCTGTGGCGGCGGCGGATGCCCTGGACCTAACCCTGGTGGAGTTCCCCGAGCCGGAACCGGCCGTGGACCCCCTGGCCGACCCGGCCGCCGACCCCAATGCGGACCCGGCCCTGCAAGAGGAAGGCACCCCCGGATGATCTCGGACCGACTGGAACAGATTGAGCGGGCCGCGTTCACCGAGGCCCTTCACCCGCGGGCCGCGGGCAAGTTCGCCCCCAAGCCGGGCAGCAAGGCCGGGTCCAAGGCGCCCAAGAAGGCGGCCCCGGCCGCCACCGCTGGCAAGGGGAACCTCAGCTTTGACGGCCGCCGCGGGGCCGGGTACGGAACGCCCGGCGGGGACAAGCGGGTGCACAGCCTTCAGGGCGCCCTGAACCGGCTGGGCTTCACGGACGGCGGCGGCGCCAAGCTCAAGCTGGACGGCAAGCTGGGGCCGAAAACCACGGCTGCCGTCAAGAAGGCCCAACGCGCGCTCGGACTGAAGCCGGACGGCGTGGTCACGCCCGCCCTGCTGCGCAAGTTGTCCAGCGCCAAGACCGTCAAGGATCTGAAAGCGAAACCGGCCGCCAAGAAGGCCACGCCTAAGGCGCCGAAGAAAGGGCCGGGCGTATTCACGAAACCGGCCAAGGCCGCGCCGAAAAAAGCGCCCGTCACCGTTCACGCGTAAGGGAGGAAAGCCAATGCCGGTTCAGGGGTTCATCGATCGCACGTACGAGATCACGGACCTGGACATCGTGCGGACCGACCGTGCGGGACGGGAGGTTACCGCATATGCTGCGGTGTTCGACCAGGAAGCCGAGATCTCGGACCAGTTCGGCCACTACACGGAGTCCATTCACCGGGGCGCATTCAATCGCGCCATCTCGCACGGAATCGCCCGGGTGAATGTGTTCTACAACCACGGGTACGACCTGTCCGGAAAGCCGAACATGCTCGGTGCCGTGCCGATTGCTACGCCGGTGGAGATCAAGGCCGACAGCCGGGGCCTGCTTACCCGGTCCCGTTACAACGACGGGGAGTTGGCTGACGCCGTTCTGGCCGCCTGGGCCGGTGGCCAGGTGACCGGCCAGAGCTTCCGCGGCGCCATCTACCAGTCTCACGAGACGCCCGGCCGCGGGCGCCTGAAGCACATTGAGCGCCGGGAACTCGGCCTGCGCGAGTACGGACCCACCCACTCCCCGGCGTACGCCGGTGCCGGTCTGGTGGCAATCCGGAGCCAGGATGACCTCGCAGTGCTCATCCGGTCTATGATCAGCAGCATGATCGGCACTCCACCCGGCCAGGTGGACTCGCCGATCCAGGAAGACGACTCGGCACCCGCCGGGAACGTCCCCGGGGACTCGGCCGATGACGGTCACTCCAGCCGGACACGCGCTCAATACGCCATGCGTATGCGTCGACTGGGAGTGAAGAATGGCAAAGCGTCGTAAGGTCACCGAGATCGAGGCGGACTTGGAGGTCCAGCGCTCGATCTCCCTGGAGGTCGAGGGGATGGACGCCCCTTCGGACGAGGACATTCAGCGTGGCGACGCCGCCCTGGACCGGTTCGAATCCCTCCAGTCCGAACTCGCGGACGCCCAGGCGTACGAGGACCGGATCGAGGCCATGCGGTCGGCCTCCCTCACCGAGGGCGCGACCGAGGGCGGGGACCAGGCCCGTACCGGCGAGGTCCGCCGCAGTCGCGGCCCCGAGGTCATGACCCAGGTGGACCCCTTCGAGCTGCTGCGCTCGAACAACCGGGACATGGGCGCCGCCGAGTACACCGAGGCTCTGCGGTCCAGCAACCTGAAGGCCATCGAGTCGGCCGAGATGCCGGACGGCTACACCGGCTCGTTCGAGAAGCTGATCAACCGGCACCGCCGGGACGCCTCCTGGGGACAGAACCTCCTGGCCCGTCAGCGGCCCGAGTACATCTCGGCGTTCGAGAAGGCCGTTACCGGCCGGGAGATCCTGCTCTCGGACGTGGAGCGGGCGGCCATCGCGGTCGGTACCAACACCGCCGGTGGCTACCTCGTCCCGACCCAGCTGGACCCGACTCTGATCCTGACCAACGCGGGCGCCAAGGACGTGGTCCGGACGCTGTCCCGCCAGGTCACGCTGACCGGCGGGGCGAACAAGTGGAACGGCGTCACCACCGCCGGTGCCACCGCCTCGTGGGACGCCGAACTGACCGAGGTGTCGGACGACACCCCGCCGGTTGCGCCCGCCCAGGTGCCGGTCTACTCGGCCAAGGCCCTGATCATGGCGTCGATCGAGTCGTTCGAGGACATCACCGGCCTGACCTCGGACGTGCAGATGCTGCTGGCGGACGCCCGGACCCGGCTGGAGGCGGCGGCCCACATGACCGGCACCGGCTCGGGCCAGCCCACCGGCATCTTCCCGGCCCTGTCCGGCAACGGCGCGGTGACCATCTCCCTGGCCACCGGCCACACGTGGACGCTGACCGACCTCCAGGCGGTGGCGCTTTCGCTCGGCGACCGCTGGACCGATTCGTCGGAATGGCTGATGCACCCGAAGTTCCTGGGTGAGATCCAGGCCCTGGGTACCGCGCTCGGCGCGACGTACTCGACGGACATCACCCAGCCGTTCACCCAGCAGATCCTCGGCCACAAGGTGAACCAGTCGTTCATCGCACCGTCCACGAGCCAGACCACCACGATCGACAACCTCGCGGTGTTCGGCGACTTCAGCAACTACCTGATCGTGGACAAGCCGGGCTCCACTTCGGTCGAGTTCATCCCGCACTTCTTCAACACCAGCAACAACCTCCCGGACGGCCGCCGTGGCTGGTACATGCACTTCCGCAACGGCGCCGACTCGATCAACGACCTGGCGTTCCGTCTCCTGGTGGACAAGACCACTGCGTAACCCCGACCACCGGCCGGACGCCGAGTGCCCCCGCTCCCGCGCGTCCGGCCGGTGCTACATCTCGATCTAGAAAGGGGCCAGGGATGGTCTACGAAAAGGCAAAGTCCGGGGACCCGGACTACGACGACAAGCAGCCGATCCAGCAGCACGCGGGACGGCTGGTCACCACCAAGGACGGCCGCGAAGTCCTGATCACTGACGTGCTCGGCCCGGTCGACCGCTACACCGGCGAGCACGTCACACTCGACGGCCCGACCGCCGAGGACATGGACAACCGGCCCGCGCCGGGCGAAGTGGCCACGGCGCCGTCCGAGGTCCAGACCTACACGGTCGAGGACACTCCGGCCGCGGACCGGACCGAGGACGCCGACGCGGTCCAGCCGGAACCGGCCAAGGCCGACAAGGCGACCACCCGCTCCCGGACGACCGGCACCAAGTAATGCACCGGGCCGCCGTTCCTTGCAGGGTGGCGGCGGCCCGGCTCAACCCTGCTGGCCCTGCCGACTGGAGCTGACCGAGATGACGGAGTACGCAATCGCTGGCATGGTGGTCCCCTCGTTCGTGGACGGCGGAACGTGGTCGGCCTCGTTCGGCCTGTCCTGGACGGACACCATGCTCCGGGACCAGGCCGCCGCCGAGCCACGCATCGTGCGCGAGGGCGGCCAGTATCTGCGCGTCAACGCCGGGACCATGGGCGTCGCCTCGGCCCGCTCGACCATCGTGGAACGCTTCCTGGCCGGACGGGCCGAGTGGCTGTTCATGGTGGACACGGACATGGGGTTCGAGCCGGACACAATCGACCGCCTAATCTCGGCCGCCGAGGCCAATGACTGCCCGGTTGTCGGCGGCCTCTGCTTTGCCCAGAAACTGGACCCCCGGGCCGAAGAGAATCCGCTCCACACCAAGCGCTTCCACACCGTGCCGACCATCTACCGGTACGTCAAGATTCAAGAGACCGGGGAACAGGGCTTCCTGCCGGTCATGGACTACCTCCCGGACCGGTTCCAGTACGCAGACGGCACCGGTGCCGCGTGCATGATCATGCACCGGGACGCCCTGAACCGGCTCGGCCCAAACCCCTTCCGGCCCATGCTGGTCCGCGCGGGCAACCCGGACGGCACGGACCGCGAGTTCTCCGAGGACCTATCGTTCTGCGCCCGGCTGGCCAACGCGGGCGTTCCGATCGGCGTGGACACATCGGTCAAGACCAGCCACCACAAAGGCGGCATCTTCCTGGACGAGGCCAGCTACCGGGCCGAACGGATCGTGGCCACCGCGTCGCCCCTCGGTGTCCAGCCGCGACACCTGGCCGCCCCGGACATGGACAAGGTGAACGCATGACCGCGCCCCTGGGCGGCCCGTACGCGGACGCCGCCGACGTGAAGCGCCGGGCGGCCATCCCGGACAGCAACACCACCCTGGACGACGACGTGGCCACCGCGCTGGCGTCCGCCTCGGACATGATCAATCAGTACACCGGCCGCCAGTTCGGCCGGACGGACACGGCCACCGCCCGGACTGTCCGCGCGTCCGCGCTCTACTTGGACACGGACGACTTCTGGACAACCGAGGGTCTTGTCATCGACGGCGTGTCATGGGTGGACGGGACAACCACCTGGACATTGGAACCGGCCAACGGTGTCCTGAACGGCGTCCCTGGTTATCCGTACGAACGGATCACGAGGACATACGGCGGACACCCGATCTACATGTCCACCCTGGACACCTACCGGCCACCATCCCTCGTCACGGCCAAGTGGGGCTGGGCGGCCGTCCCTGGCTCGATTGTCCAGGCCTGCCTCATGCTGGCCGCTGACCACCTGAAGTCCAAGGACACCCCGTTCGGTGTGGCCGGTTTCGGGGACTACGTCGTCCGAGTCCGGGCCAACCCCAAGGTGCAAGAGTTGCTGGACCCCTACCGGCGCGACGCCCTGATGGTGGCCTTGGTGGCCACCTACGACCTGAACGCCATCGCGGACACTCTGGCTTCCGTCTGGGCGGCCATGGACACCCAGACGGTGGACGGGGACATGATCCCGCTGTCCAGCTACTCCGAGGTGCCAGGACAGGCCAACGTGCCCGCGGTGGCCATCGAGATGGACTCGATCGACTGGGACGTGTCCATGGGCCGCGGGGCGGACACGTTCGTCTTTCTGGCCCACCTGCTGGTGGCCAGCGTGGACAGCAGGGATGGCCAGCGCGCTGTCCGCCAGGCGTTGTCCACCGGTGGCCTCGCGGACAAGCTGAAGGACAAGCTGCTGGCCAATCAGACTCTCGGGGGCCGAGTGTCCTACGCGACCATGACGCGGACACGGACCATCGGTGACGTGGTCTACGGCGGCGTGGACTACCTGGGCGCCACCATCGAAATAGAGGTCATGTCGTGAGCTTCGTCCTGGGCAACGTGTCCCGCCTCTTTGTCAACACCAAGGCCGTGACCACTACGGTTGCGGGTTACACGGTCAGCCATCAGCGGGCCATGTCCGAGGTTACCGCGGGAGCCAACCCCGGCGGAGCGTCGTTCGTGCCCGGCCTGATGAATGGCTCCCTGGCCATCCGCGGCCCGCAGGACAGCACCGGCCAGGACCTCCACAGCCAGATTGAGGCGGCCAAGGCCGTGGACAACTCGTTCTTGGCCACCGTCTGCCCGGACGGAACGGCGCTTGGCCAGGTGGCGTTCACCGTGCTGGGCGACGCCGCCGACCATGAGATCGCGGCCCAGGTGGCCGACGCGGTCGGCTTCACGTTCTCGGCCACCGCGGACGAGTCCGTGGACATGGGGTTCCTCGCGCACGCGTACGCGGCCGAGACGGCCACCGGAAACGGAACCTCGGTGGACCGCGGGGCGGCGTCGGCCAACGGCGGCGTGGCCGTGCTCCACATGCCGCTCTTCAGCGGCTTCACCTCGGTTACAGTCAAGATCCAGGACAGCGCGGACAACGTCACGTTCGCCGACCTGTCCGGGGCCACCTTCACGGCGGCCACCGCCCCGGCCGCCCAAAGGCTCTTCCTGGCCAAGGGCTCCACGATCCGCCGCTACGTCCGGGCCGTGACCACCGTGGTCGGGACCGGTTCGGCCACCTTCCTGGTGGCGCTCGCACCCCGATAGAAAGGACTGGCCCGTGCCGTTCGTTCACGGTAAGGACATCGATTTCCAGCTAGACGACGCGGCAGGCACTCTGCGGCTGGTCAAGAGCTACCTCAACTCCGTGTCCGGTCTGCCCGGCGCCCGCGGCCTTTCCGAGGTAACGGCGTTCGGGGACCAGGGCACCCGGTACATCCCCAGCCTGGCCAACACCACCTTTAGCGTGTCGGGCCACTGGGACACCACGGCCAGCGTCGGCATCGTCACCGTGCTCAACGGCCTGCGGACCGCGGTGGCCACGGCCTCGTTCGTCTACGGCCCCGAGGGCACGACCACCGGCAAGGTCAAGTACACCGGTGAGTGCTGGCTGTCCGAGTTCAGCGTGGATGCCGCCGTGGCCGACCGGGTCCCGGTAACCGCTACCTTCCAGATCGACGGCGTCGTCACGGTCACGGCTTACTAGGTCATGAGCGGGATCGAGGCGCGCGTCTCCGGATCGGCTGAACTGAAGAAGCTGGCCGATCAGATCCGCGTGTCCGGCGACAAGGGCCTGGGTCCCAAGATGGCCCAGGCCCTCAAGCGGGCAAGCCAGCCGGTACAGCGCTCAATCCGGGGCGAGTACGGCACCCTGCCGTCCCGCGGCGGTTACTCTGGCCTGTTCAGCAAGTCGCTCCGCTTCCGGACGACCTTGCGGTCCGAGGTGCGCAAGGCCTCGTTCCGCATGCTGACGTTTGCCGATGGAACCCACCAGCGCCGAGACATCCTCGCCCTGGAGCGGGGGTCGCTACGCCACCCGGTGTACGGCCGGTCCCGCGGCGGGCGCAAGGGGGAGCGACTGGCCAACCCCTGGGCGGTCACCCGCGTCAAAGGCGACTTCCACAAGCGCGGTACTGACCACGCCGCCGAGGAAGCCGAAAAGGAAATGTCCAGGGTGATTGACCAGTTCACCCAAGATTTGATCAAGTAAGGAACCCTGCTGATGGAAAAGTCCGCCCTGCTCAGGCCGATGCAAGTGAGGTTCACCGAACCGCGGGACGTGGAGCGCTACGGGGACGGCTGGCACACGTACGACGAACTCGCCCTCGTCACCACGCCCGCTCGGGACCTGATCCGGCTGGAGGCTCGGCTCGGCCTCACGATCGTGGATGCCATGCGCGGTATGCGAGAGTCGTCCGTCCTGGGCGACACGGCCGCCGCCTGGCTCGCCCTCCAGATGGGTGGATCGGAGATCCCGTTCGAGGACTTCAGCCCGGCCATCATGCTGGCCGTCTGGCGGGAAAAGCCGGTGGACGAGGACCCAAAAGACGCCCCTGGGGCCGTGTCGCCGATGACCCCCGAGGACCTGGCTTCCGAGGCCCCGGCGTACTCGGAGACGGGATTGGTCCCGACGAACATCGACTACGGAACTACGCCTTTGGATTCGGTCGTTTTGCCGACCATTCCGCTGGCGGGATCGAGTTCCTGATCCAGACGTGGGCGCCACTGTTTTCGGCCAGGCTCGGCATCCCGCCGGACCGGCTGGAGCTTATGTCCGTGCCCGCGATGGTGGATCATGTTGACTACCTGATGAGCATGACCGAAGGACGGTGAGACGGTGGCCAACGAAAAGCGGGAAATCACGGTCGATTTCCTGGCCCGAGACAAGTCCGGGCCTGCCACCGCCGCCTTCTCCAAGGGCATCAAGGACGTAGGGGACGCTGCCACCAAGGCCGATGACAAGCTGGACAAGTTCTCCAGTACGACCGTCATCGCGGGCAAGGCAGCCGACGACCTCGGCGACGAAAGCGAGCAGGCGGCCAAGCGCATGTCCCGGCTCGACCGGGAGATCGCGCTGACCACGGCCGAGCTGAAGGTGCTGGCCGCCCAGTTCGCAGACACATCCGACAAGGCCGCTCGGATGGACATCTCCAAGCAGATCAACAAGTCCACGGCCGACCTTCGGAAGCTGAACAAATCCAAGGGCCTGCTGGAGGAAATCCTGCCGGACCCGGACCCGAGCCAGATCAAGAAGTGGACCGGCAACCTCCAGAAGATGATCGGGGACGGCCTTGCCGAAGCCGGACCGGTGATGATCGGCGCCGGGGTGGCCGCGGTCGCCCTGGCCCCCACTCTCGGCGCGGCGGTTGCCGGTGCGGTCGTCGGCGGCATCGGCCTGGGCGGCATCGTCGGCGGCGTTGCCCTGGCCGCCCAGGACCCGGCCATCAACGCCCAGGCCTCCAAGATCGGGTCCACGTTCCTTCAGACGATTCAGGCCAGCGCCAAGGATGCGTTCCTGGGGCCGGTAGCCTCGTCCCTGGACAAGCTGGGCTCGTTCGCCGAGCGGTCGGCCGACAAGATCGGCCAGATCTTCGACAACACCGCGCCGAGCTTGGGCCGGTTGACCGACCACATCATCGGCGCCGGGGACGCTCTGCTGGGGTCGTTCGTCAACGCCAGCGGGAAGTCCGCCCCGGTGCTCGACGCCCTCGGCGGCGCTGTGGAGAACGTGTCCGGCCACCTGTCCCAGTTCATCAACATGGCGGCCGACCATGCTGACGAGGGGGCCAGCGCGATCAACGACCTGGCCGACGCTCTCGGTCACGTGATCGATGTGACGACCGATGTCGTGGACGCCCTGGCCGACATCAAGGGGGGCTTGGACTCTCTGGACAGCGGGATCGACTCGGCGCGGTACAAGCTGGAGGATCACGTTGGCTGGCTCGATCTGACCGCGGACGGCTACAAGAAGGGCTCGGCGGCGGCCGAACTCTACCGCCAGGGCCTGATCGGCGTGGCCGGTTCCTACAACGACTACGACCACTATCTCCAGGGCGCAACCGAGGCCACCAGCAAGTTCCGCCCGGCCATCATGAACACCACCCAGGCGGTCAACGCGCAACGGGAGGCGTTGTCCGACCTGTCCAAAGAACTCCAGGCAGAGTCCGACCCGGTGTTCGGCCTGATGGACGCCGAGGACCAGCTGGCCGATGCCCAAAAGGCGTCCACCCAAGCGATCAAGGAACACGGCAAGGGGAGCCGGGAGGCCGACGCCGCACTCCGGAAGCTGGCCGAGGCCGCCCTCAACCTGGAGGGCAAGGCCGGAGCGCTCGGCGCGACCTTCAACGGCCAGCTGACGCCGAAGATGCGGGCCACCCTGGAGGCGGCCGGACTGACCGAGGGCCAGATCAACCGGCTGGCCAAGCAGTTCCAGGCGGCCAAGAGGGACGGCGACTCGTTCGCCAAGACCTACAAGGCAAACCTCAGCGTGGACACCGGCACGGCCGCCGCCCGGATCGACCACGTGCGCTCGCTGCTGGCCCAGGTGCGGTCCAAGAAGATCAGCGTGTCCGTGCTGGTGGCCGACTCCCAACTGGACAAGGTCAACAACACGTTGAACCGGCTCGGCGGCGCCCGCGCCAAGGGCGGTCCGGTCACCAAGAACGTCCCCTACTGGGTCGGTGAGAACGGCCCCGAACTGATGGTGCCGGAAGCCAACGGCCGGGTGATGTCGGCGGCGGCGTCCCGTGGGGCCACGGCCGCCGGGCCGTCCTCCAGCCGGGCCATCGCCGGGGGTGGGACCACCCGGGTCCAGCTGGAGTTGGTCGGCCAGTCCGAATTCGTGTCCGCCTTCCGGTACTTGGTGCGTACCGCGAACATCCTCCAGGACAACTGATCATGGCGAATGCGACCCCGTACGACGTGCGCGTGTGGATATACCCCGGCGCCCCGCCGTCCGGCTCCCCCACCACCTGGGGGCTCCCGCTGGACATCTCGGCTTACGTCCGGTACCCAGGCGATGATGGCGGCCAGGTGATCAGCTACACGGTTGGCCGCGGGGACGAGGCCAGCCAGGTCGACGCCTCCACGATGACGCTCACCCTGGACAACCGGACCGGCATCTTCTCGACCAAGAACGTGGCCTCCTCCCTGTACGGCAAGCTGTCCCGGAACACGCCCATCGTCGTCGGCATGACCACCAACAAAGACACCTTCACCCGCACGACCACCGGCGGCGCCACCGGCACCTCGGATACCGGCTCGATATACGCGCACGGCACCGGGTGGGGCTGCAATGGATCGTCCCTGGTCTGGACCGGCACCGGCGCCAACACGGCCAGTGCGGCCGTGCCGCTGAACACCGGTTCCACCGATTGGGATATGACCTTCACGGTCACGATTCCCCAGCTGTCCACCGGCGCGGGCGTGGTCGGCGCCGCGATCCAAAACGCCGGGAATGCCACGTCCTTGATCTTCAAGGCCTCGTTCAACGTCAGCGGACAGCTGCAAATCCAGATGCAACGGACCGGCGTCAACGGCGGCCTGTCGGACTCCGTGTTCACCACCTACACGGCCGGATCGACCTGGAACATCCATTGCCAGCGGACCGGCCAGGACGTGCGGATGAATGTCTGGCCGAGCGCCACCGCTGAGCCCAGCACGTGGGCGCTCACCTGGACGGACAACTACACCCCGCCCGCGGACGTGGGCGTCTACGGCTGGCAAGTGGCGGGCAACACCAACTCGTCTCCGCTGGTGGTGTTCGACAACCTGACCCAGGTGTCCCTGGAGTTCATCGGCAACGTGGTTCAGTGGCCGAACCGCTGGAACAAGGCGGCCACCAACTCGTGGACGCCGATCCAGGCGGCCGGGGTGCTCCGCCGCCTCCAGCAGGGCAAGGGGCCGATCCGGTCCCCGCTCTCTCGCCAGCTGGGCGCGTACGGCCCCACCGGGTGGTGGACGCTGGAGGATGCCGCAGGCGCGACCCAGTTCGCGTCCCAGACGGTCGGCGCTCAACCGGCTTTCTACACCGGCGTACTGCCCGCCGGGGACAACACGCTCCCCGGCTCGGGTCCGTGCCCGACCCTCTCGGCGACCAACGGCGTCATCCGCGGGAAGACCAACAACCGACTCCCCGTGACCGGCGTGACCGGGTTCTCCGCCATGTTCTTCACCAAGTTTGCGGGCGGCTTCCCGACTGTGAAGACCAAAGTGGCCACGATCGGGACCAGCGGCCGGGCGGCCAGTTTTGTCTTCTCGTTTGATGGAACCGGTACCACGATCGACGTGCTCGACGCGGACGGCGCGGTCATCTCCACGCAGACCTCCCTGGCCTCACCGCAAGACCTCAGCCAGTGGATGGCCTGGCAGCTGGAGACTGACATCTCCGGCTCCAACGTGACTTGGTCCTTCATCTCCCACCAGGTCGGCCAGAGCACCTACTACTCGCAGACGGGCAGCTACACCAACTCGTTCACGCCGGTGCCGGTGTCGGCGCTCTCGTTCGCGCTCGGGGGCTCTAATCTGCCAGTAGGCACGGCCTTCAGCCAGGTATGGCTCGGCCCGAACACCCTGCCGTTCGTGGACGACACGTTCAGCCTGGTGTCCGCCGGGTACGCCGGTGAGACGGCGGGCGCCCGCCTGGCCCGGCTGTGCAAGGAGGAAGGCATCCCCTTCAACCTGGAGCAAGGGACCACGGACCCGGTCGGCGTCCAGCCCCAGACGAACATCCTCCAGGCGCTCCGGCTGGCGGCCGACGCGGACATGGGCATCCTCTACGAGTCGGGTGCCGGGCTCGGCTACCGGCCGCGGTCCGCGCGCTATCAGCAAGCGGTCGGCATGGCGCTGACGGTGGCCGCGGGCCAGATCGACGAGCCCCCCGAGCCGACCGACGATGACCAGCGCTACCGGAACAAGTGGACCATCACCAACGACGGGGGCTCATACGCTGTCGCCCAAAGCGACAGCGAGATCAACGCCCAGGGCCTCTACGAGGACTCGGCCACGCTGACCCTCTACAGCGACGACTACGCGGCCTACCACGCCGGGTTCCGGCTCTACCTCGGGACGTGGCCGGACTTGCGCTGGCCGGGCCTCAGCCTGAATTTCGGTCGCAACCCGGCCCTGGTCCCGCTCTGGCGGAAGGCTTCCTACGGCTTCCGGATGACGGTGGCGACCGGCCTGCTCCAGGTCCAGGGCTCGGACCCTGACGTGATCGTGGAGGGCTACACGGCGTCGCTCTGGCCGCATGGCTGGACGGCCGCTCTCAACTGCTCCACCGCCAAGGCATGGGACATAGCCACTCTGGACGACAGCCTGCTCCGGATGGACGCCGACAACTCCACTGTGGCGACCGCCCTGGGCACGACCACCGGAACCTCCCTGGTGGTGAGCAACAACGGGGACGCCGGGTCCACCTGGGCGCCGACAAGTCAGCTTCCGGCCGAGGTGCCGTTCCCGATCCTGGTAAACGGGGAGATGATGACCGTGACCAACGTCGGAGACCTCTCCGGAAACAATCAGACCCTGACCGTCACCCGCGGCATCAACGGCGGCGCCAAGACGCACGCGGTCGGCGAACCTGTCCGGCTGGCCTACCCTATGATCATTGCGCTGTGAGGATCGCCCATGTCTAAGTTTCCCGTCCTCTTCGCAGGCCAGCGCTTCACGGCTACCCTGGCCGGGCAGATGGAACCGGACTACTACGTCAAGAACTCCAACACCAGTCGGGCCAGCACGACCACGGCCACCGACGATCCGGACCTCGTCATCCCGGTCATTGCCGGTGAGGTCTGCCTGGTGGAGTTCTACGTCAAGTACCTCAGTCCGGCCATCACCACTCCGCCGCTGCTGAAGAGCCAGTGGGGGTTGCCGACCGGCACGACCGCGAACCGCAACGTCCAGGGTGCGGGATCGACCTCCAACGATTCCGGCGCCGACAACATGACCACGCACTGGGGCGTCCACGGCAGCGCGACCGGCGAGTCCTACGGCTGGCGCTCGACCACCGGCGCATCCCTCTGGCTTTATGAGTGGTCCGTGGTGACGGTCGGCGCGACCGCGGGAAACGTCACGTTCCAATGGGCGCAGAGCGTCAGCAACACCAACGCTGTCCAGGTAACGGCCGGTTCGTTCGGCAGGCACACCCGCCTGTCGTGATCCATGGGACAATGAGGGCGGAGGGGGATTGCATGACGAGCTATGGATGGGACCTGTCCCACTACGACGACCCGAACATCGGCGACGCCGTGGCCGAGGGCTTCAATTTCTTCACGCACAAGGCCGGGGGCGACGCCAACGACGCCGAGATCGGCACCTGGTGGAGCGGCGTCAAGGGCATCCCGATCGAGAAGGCCATGCTGGGCGCGTACTGGGTGCTCTACCCCGGTAACGGCGCGGGCCGCGCGGACGCCTTCCTGGCCCGGCTGGACGCCACGTGCCCCGGCTGGCGCGACCGGCCGTTCATTCTCCAGTTGGACTGCGAGAAGTGGGGCGGGGACTCTGGCACCGTCCCGAGCAAGGCCGACATCAAGGCGGCCTGTGACCGGCTGCGGGCCAAGATGCCCAAGCTGATGCCGATCGTGTACGCGCCGGAGTGGGTGTACGGAAACTCCCTGACCGGTCTCGGCTACCCGCTCTGGGCGTCTCACTACGTGGCCGGGAGCGGCGCCGCGTCCAAGCTCTACCCGGGCGACTCGTCGTCGCTCTGGGACGCCTACAGCGGGCAGACACCCGCCATCCTTCAGTTCTCCAGCAAGGCCGTGATTGCTGGCCAGTCCACGTGCGACGCGAACGCCTTCCGCGGAACGCTCGCCCAACTTCAGGCGCTGCTGGCGCCGGGATGGAAGACCATGGCAACTCTCGATCAGGACGACATCAACGCCATCGCCGAGGCGACCGCGAACAAGACCCTCAAGCTGGACGGCCTGATCCAGAACGCGCCGGGCGCCGGTGATCACGACACCAACCCGGAGATCGCGCTGGCCACCGCGGTCCAGCGGATCTATGACCTGGTCCAGAGGATGTATAACGCGGCCAACCCGGCGACCAAGAAGTGACCTCCCCCGGCCGCCTCGGGAACAACCCTGAGTTCCAGGCGCTCCGTAACCAGGTCAACATGATCCTGAAGCGGCTGGGAATCCAGCAGGTCCAGGTGAACAACACCGCGGGCACCCAGGCAGCCAAGCGGTTCCGGATCGGTGCGTTCACGACCACGTCTCTGATCAGTCTCGGCGGCACGGTGACGGGCACGGTGACGTGGTCGTCACCGATGCCGTCCGAGGTCTACAACGTGGACGTGGCGGTGGCCGTGGCCAACATGGCATCTCCGGTCGCCAACGTCTCGAACCAGACAGCGGCTGGCTGTACCGTGTCGTTTACCGCGCCGGTGGGTATCGCGCTCGGGACCACCGTCATCGTCTTCGGGGTGGCTCCGGCACCTCAATGACGACGAAACAGTTAGGTGGGTTATGAGTGAGCGTACGTTCACGGGGGCCGCGCGGTTTGACCGTGGTCAAGGACGTGATCTCGTTCCTGGCGTCTTGGGGCCTTATCTATCAACAGGTTCTCATCGGCCCGGTGGACTCTCGAATCCTCGCCCTGGCGGCGGCGCTGCTGGGGGTCCCGGGCCTCTCGGTGGTCCTCCCTCGCCTCATGGCCGCACTCGGCTCGACTGGTACGACTGGGTCAGGCTCGGATTCAGCGTCGGAGGACTCGCCCTCGTCCTCGTCTGGGTCACGGTGATCAGGTGAAAGAAGACCTCACGGATCTGGAGATCCTCCAGGCGCGCGACCGGCCGTGGTGGCCGATCGTGGCGTCGTTCGGCTTCAGCTTCCTGACCGCCGTCCTGGCTACCGTGCTGTGCCTCGTGGTCCAGGAGAAGGCCGACCGCCGGGAGCGGGAGCAGCGGGAGCAGCTGGCGGTTCAGGCCCAGGATCAGCACGATGCCATCTGCGCGATTATCGTGAGCCTGGACGACAACGCGGCGGCCGTGCCGCCGACCACAGCTCTGGGCAAGGCCCAGGCTCGAACGTACATCACCTTGCGGACATCCCTTGGGTGCCCGCCGAGAACGGAGAAGTGATCATGGTGAACCCTGCCAACACCGCCGGTCCCGCCGGGGACGGCTCCAAGTCGCTGGCCAAGGAATCCAAGGTCGGCGCGGCCGTCCAGTTCGTGGTCACCGCAGGCCTCACCGGCCTGGCCGCGGGCTTGGCCAACCTGGACACCTCACATTGGTCCGGCTACGCGGGCATGGTCGGCATCTCGGTCGTCGGCCTGGCCGGTGGCCTGATTTCGTCCTACCTGAAGCGGAACCGCTGATGGCCCTGTCGCAGCAGCTGACCGTCCGGCTGGAAAACATGTCCGGGGAGTTGGTCATTACAGCCGGTTCTCAGGCCGTGGCCGAACTCCAGGGCCTAGCCCAGGAACTCGCGCTCCGGCCGGGCATGACCACCAACGGTGACATCAACATCAGCATCCCGGAGACGCCGGTCCCGCCGCCCGGCGGCGGCATGACCACGGACTGATCGCGGACACGAACCGGCCCCCACCTCGATCGAGGTGGGGGCCGGTTGCGTTTCAGAGGGATTGAACGCCCTCGTTGTAGGCGTCCAGGTGGTGGAGGGCTTCGGCCAGGGTGGTGACCCGGCCATCTCGGACGGCGGCGGTCATGGAATCCATGGCGGCCTGGACGGCCGCCTGGGCGATGGTAACGATCTGCTGGGCGGTCGGGGCGGGGGTATCGGTGTCCGTCATCATACCTCTACTATAGCAGACGTTCCCGCTATCGTCCAACGTTGATGTTGCTGACCACCGTGACGTTGCCGGACCGCTTGCGCCGGTCGGCCCCCGCGGCCACCACAATGCCGAGCACTGCCAGCAGGACCACGCACAGGCCTGCCACGCTGGCCGCCGACATGGCAGTCAGCAACCACGCAAACGCGCCGACCACAGCAGCCAGGCCCATGAGCGCGACGCCACCGGCAATCAGCCAGCGCGGGGCGGAAGAGCGCGGACGCGGGATGGGCAACAGGATCACCCGGATGGCATACTGCCCGGCCATCGGGCCGGACGTGATCAGCTGGAGCTGACCGGCCGATTCGATCTCGCCCGCGGCCGTCCGGCGGCGCAAGTCCTCCAGCACGATCCGGCGCGTCCGGCCGGTCAGGGCGACCGCCCGCCGGACGGCAGGGGCCGGGGTGGATGTGGCCCGGACGACAAGGTCAGGGTTCAACCGCTCGATCTCGTTCATGCCTTGTCCTCTTGATCGTGAAGCCACTTCACCATTGCCATGATCGTAAACTGGCTGGCCGGTCCACCGGCCTCCAACCGGCAGATGGCCGCCGCCGAGGACCCGGCCTCTTCGGCCACCTCGCGTTGCGACTTCCCCGCCTTTAGCCGAGCGTCTCGGACCAGCCGCGGAAGCAGGTCCAGTACCTGTGTGGTTGCTCGGTAGTAGTGCGCCATCGCGGTGGTCATCGCGTCACCCACCACCCGATCGCGCCGGTGAGCACAAGGGCCAGGCCGAGCACGCGCGTGAAGATGTAGCCGATCCGGGCCACCCGGACCTTGGTCGTGTACGACGCCGGGCGCATCTCGCGCTCGCGCCGCTGGACCAGCTGTTCCCGCGGGCCGACCTTGGACCGCCGCGGGTTCTTCTGCCAGTTGTACCGGGGCCGGAACACCGAGATCAGCAGCGTCTCCAGGGAGAGCGTGATCCAGTCAAAGCCGAGCCACCAGGGCAGCTGGAGCGTGTAGCGCCTGATGATCAGGTCCGCCCACCCTTTCTCGGTGCACCCCTTGTGATGGCACGTGCCCAGGTGGCACTTCTTGCGCACGTCCAGGTCACGTGCCTTGCCGCCGTACCCCCACTCCGACCGCGTCGGCTGAAGGTGGCGCCAGGTGCGGTAGAGGTAGACGCCGGGCTTCCGGCGCTTCCACCGCCTGACCAGCTGGGCTGGAGTCCTCATCCCGTCTCCCGTCGATGACCCGGCGGGTACGGAAGCTCTGGTGCCGACCGCGCCCGCCGGGGTTACCTCAACTATAACAGACCTGACTCGCAAGTGGAACAGGTGACGGTCAGACCTTTACCGGCTATAGTAGATCAATGACGGGACGTCAATTGATCAGCCAACGCCGGG